GGATATAAACAAGCTGAAAAAAAAGTTGCAAATAAAGCCGAAAAAAGCGATAAATTAGAAATCAAAGATAAGGAGTAAAATATGGCTACACATCACGGGAAAGAGGGAGTTGTTACAGTTGCAGGAACTGCGATGGGTAATGTTACAGGCTTCACTATTGATACAACACACGACACAGTAGAGGATACTGAATTATCTGATGCTACAAAGACATATATAGCAGGTAGAGGTACTTTTACAGCTAGTATTGATATGAATTATGATGAGGAAAGCACAGAGCAATCATCATTAACTACTGGTTCAAGTTTGGCATTTATATTCTTGCCAGAGGGAAATACAGCAGGTGATGAAAGTTTAACTGGTACTGGTATTGTTACAGGTATGTCTATTGGTCTTACATTAGATGGTGTAACAACTAGAACTGTATCTGTACAAGGAACTGGTGCTTTAACAGTCGGCACAGTTTAAGATATGTCAGAAAAAATAGACTACTTTGATGGTGTTAGAGAGCATTTTAGTACATTAGAAACTCAAATAATCGAAGTGCCAGAATGGGGTTTAGTAGGTGATAAAGCTATATACTGCAAACCTTTTAACATGCTTGAAAAACAGAAAATTTTTAAGGGTGCTTCTGGTACTGACCTCATAGTTTTAATTGATGTAATTATAGAAAAAGCATTAACCAAAGATGGTGATAAAATGTTTAATGCTAGTCATGTTTTGGCGTTTAAAACCAAAGCTGATACTAATGTAATTGCTGATGTAGCCACCAAGATTATGGGTACTGGTAACGATGATGTTGAAGAGAATAAAAAAAACTAAAAAGTGACCCAGAACTTCATAACCTTTTTGGGTTAGCCGAAAAACTACATAAGTCTGTTTCTGAAATATTGCAAATGACAGTTAGTGAGTTTAATATGTGGATAGCGTATTATTCTTTACAAAGTGATGAAAGAGAAAGACAAGAACGATTAGCAAGGGCTAGAAGATAGTGGCAACCAAACAAGTAAATATAGACATACTAGCCAAAGACAAGACTGCTAAAGCAATGCAGTCAGCCACAAAAGGTGTCAACAAATTAAAAGATAATGTCCAACAATCAGTAGCACATCAACAAAAATCATTTTCTGCTTTAGGTAATACAGTTAGAAATGTTGTTACTGGTATAGTCGCATTTCAAGCACTTAGATTTAGTGCTGAGATGGTAAAAATGGCTAGTTCTGTTGAAGAAATGCAATCAAAATCAGCAGTTGTATTTGGCAAATTTGTTACAGATGTAAGAAGTCAATTAGAAAAGTTTGGAGATTCAGTAGGAAGAAGTACCTTTGAATTAGAGGGAATGGCATCTTCTATGCAGGATACATTTGTGCCTATGGGTTTTGCTCGTAAAGAAGCATCTAAACTTTCAGTTCAACTAACTAAATTGGCAGTAGATGTTGCATCATTTAATAATGCAAGTGATGTAGAAACTATGATGGCTTTTCAAAGTGCATTAGTTGGCAATCATGAAACAGTAAGAAGATTTGGTGTTGTAATTACAGAAGCGACACTTAAACAAGAACTTCTTAGAATGGGTATTACAAAAACTGCTGATGAAATAACTAATGCAGAAAAAGTACAAGCTAGGTTAAATCTAATCATTGCAGGTACAGCAGATGCTCAAGGAGATGCAGAAAGAACAAATACTAGCTTTGCAAATTCAATGAAAGCATTAAGTGCTGAATTTCAAGAGTTCATGGTTGAAGCTATTAATCCTATGTTACCTGCTTTAGCTAATATGGTTCGCTCTATTAAAGAGTCAATAATAGAAACAAAAGAGTTTTTAAGGTCAATAGGTCTTTTAAGTGAATTAAATAAAGTTATTCCTATAGTAGAACAGCTTGAGAAAAATCAAGATAAATTGGCTATAGCTAATGCTAAATTAGCAGAGGAAACAAAGCTACTTGATGCCATACAAAACAAGACCTTTTTGGAAAAGGGAAAGGAAGCTGTTAAGGCAAATGGTGAATTTGGTCTTTCAATACTTCAAGGTGAAAAAGCTGTTAAGGATAGAATAGAAGCCCTAAAAGAAGAAATAAATCAAATAAATGCACATAAAAATAGTATAATTTTTGATTCAGAAATTAGGGAAATTAATACAACAAAAATAAAAAAACAAACAGATGCACTAAAAAACTTGAATGAACAAAAAGCAAAAGCGACTGATGGAACTTCTTTGGGTATTGATGCTAGTATGGGTGGAGTTGCACCTACTTTTTCACAAGAGGAAAGACTAACTGGGTTACAAGAACTCGCAAGTTTAGAAATGCAAATTCAAGAAGAGTCTTTTCAAAATAAATATAATAAAATTCTAGAACAAGATGAATTATTAGCTGAATTAGATAGAATAAGAGCGGATGAAAAAATTAGGCTTGCTCATGAAACTGCACAAAAGGAATTAGAAATAAGTAAAAAACTTTATGATGATAATTTTAATTTAATAAAAAATGGTAAAGCTAATGAAATAAATTTAGAAAAAATGTCTGGCAAACAAATGAATGAATTGGCTAAAGATACTGGAAGATTAGCCTTAGCTGAAATGGCAAAACATAATAAACTTGCATTTCAATTAAATAAGGCTTTTGCTATTAAAGATGCCGTTATAAGTACAGCACAAGGTGTTAGTAAGGCTCTTGCAATGGGACCTCTTGGTATTCCTTTGGCAATAGCGATTGGTGCTTTGGGTTTTGCTCAAGTTGCAACAATAATGTCCACTAAATATCAAGGTCGTAAACAAGGTGGTCGTATGAACCAAGGACAGCCTTATTTAGTAGGTGAAGCAGGACCGGAATTAGTTGTCCCAGATAAAGCATCTAATGTTGTGCCTAATGGTCAACTGGGTAATATGGGTAAGCAGGTAACAGTTAATTTTAACATAAGCACAGTAGATGCTAGAGGGTTTAATGAATTATTGGTTAACTCTAGGGGTACTATTGTAAACATGATTAACAATGCTGTTAATGAAAAGGGTAGAGTGGCAATAATATGAGTGGGTCTTTACCAAACACTAGATTTAATGCGATTAACTTTAAAAGTAATCAAAAGACTTTGCTCACTGAAACCGATAGTGGCAAGACATTCAGAAGACAAATACAAGGTCAAAGATTTAGTTTTACAGTAGCATATCCACCTATGACAAGGTCTGAGTTTGCACCTATTATGGCTTTTATAATGAAACAAAGAGCAAGAAAAGAGAACTTTACAGTAACAATGCCAAGCTATTTAGATGCACAGGGCAACGAAACAGGAACTTTGCTAGTAAATGGTAGCCATTCTGCTTCTGATACTACAATCGCCTTAGATGGCTTTGCAGGAGATGGTGCAGGTAGATTAAAGGCAGGGGATTTAATTAAATTTGCTCATGATAAGGTTTATATGGTTGTTGAAGATGTAACATCATCTAGTAACTCAGCTACAATAACTATTGAGCCACCTTTAAGGGAAGCTCTAGCAGATGATACGTCTGTAACTTATGATTCTATACCTTTTAATGTGCATTTAACTAGTGATTTACAAGAATTTAGCTCTAATCAAGTGGATAAAGACGGAAACTTATTATTTACATATGAATTTGATGTTATTGAGAGTTTATAATGCCCAGAGGTTTAACAAGTGCAGTTAAAACAGAATTAGCAACAGGCAATATTGAGCCAGTTCTTTTGATAGAAGTAGGTTTTTCAACACCAATTTATTTAACCAATGCAAGTTTTGATATAACCTCAAGTGTTAGCGGAACATCAAGAACATACTTATCAAATGGTCACTTTAGAGGGATTACTGGTGTAAATGAAACAAATGCACCTACAAAAAACTCACTAACCCTTAGTTTATCGGCTGTTGACCAAACTTATGTATCTTTTGCACTAACAGAGAACATAATTAATAATAATGTTTATATTTATAGGGGTTATTTAGACATAAATCTAAGTTTAATAGCTGACCCATTTTTATTTTTTTATGGCACTATAGATGAGTTTAAACTTTCAGATAATACATCAACAGCAAATTTGCTTTTAGTTGTAAGCTCACATTGGGGTAATTTTAGCAAAACAAGTGGAAGAACTACAACTAATAATTCACAACAAAGGTTTTTTCCGAATGACTTAGGCATGAATTTTAGTGCTTTAACTGTTAGGGATATTAAATGGGGTAGACCATGACGAGTACTCATATCTATTATGCAGAAAAGTCTGATATTGAAAGTATTTATCAAATGGCGATAGAATATAAAAATGTTGATTTATATGATGCTAATTTCCCAGATATAGATAGACCTAAACTTATTCATTTTATTAGTACCATTTTAAAAAAAGGTAAAATAATATTAATGAAAGATTTAGATAAAGATAAATTAATTGGTTGTTGTATGTTTAATAAATCTGAATATTTTTTTAGTAAAAGCGAAATAATGCAAATACAGATAGTTTACATAAAAAAAGATTATAGAAATTTTAAACTTGTAAAAACATTAATAGATGCAGTCAAAAGAGTAGCTGAAGATTTGCCTATTGTTTTGTCTATAACTTCTGGATTAGGAATAGACCCAGTTTTTGAAAAATTAGGATTTAAAAATATGGGTAGTAACTGGAGATTTATGTAATGGGTGGTTGGAATCCTATTGATGATATTGTCGATATTATAGATGATATAGTAGATGGTATAACTGACATTATTGAAGATGTTATAGGTTGGCTTGTACCAATGCCAGATATACCAGATTTTGGCACACTTAGACCAGACCAAAATGCAAAAGGTATTCTTTTAAATAAAGTTAGTTCTAATGCCCATATCCCTATTGTTTATGGAACTAGAAAAGTAGGTGGAAATATTGTTTTTATGGAAACCTCTGGAACTGATAATGAATACTTATATATGGCTTTAATTTTAAGTGAGGGTCAAATCTCTGGTGTAGATGCAATATATGTGAATGATAAAAAAGTCGTTTTAAATGGTGTACTAGGTGAGGGTGTTATTGTTCAAGTTAATTCAGCAGATGAAAATTTTTATGATGATGAAAGTTTAATTTCTTTTCAACTGTTTTATGGTGTTGAAAGCCCATTTTCATCTACTTTACTAAAAGAAACTGATAATTGGGGTGATAACCATAAACTTTCTGGTTTAGCTTACTTAGCGATACGTTTTAAATGGAATGCAGATAAATTTGGCTCTGTGCCTACAGTTCAAGCTCTTGTTAAAGGCAGAGAAATTTATGACCCAAGATTAGATAGTACTGTTACTGGTGGTAGTGGTAGCCATAGGCAAAATGATAGTTCTACTTGGGAATATTCAGATAATCCTATACTTCAACTATTAGATTATTTAAGAAATGATAGATTTGGAATGGGTATAGCGGATAGTTATTTTGATAGTAATTTTGCAGATTGGCAAACAGCTAGTGATGTATGTGATACTCAAGTACAACCTTTAGGTGGTGATGCTTTTGACTTATACCCTTTTGGGTTAGGTTTTGGTGATGCAGTAAGTACAACAACTATATCTTTAATGAGCAGTAATACAGTTGTAGATACAGCTAAAAAAGCTATAGATAATGTAAAAGACTTTGTTAGAGGTTCTAGGTCATACCTTAACTTTTCGGCAGGTAAATATAAAATTTTAGTTGAAACATCTGGCATAGCATCAATTACACTTACTGAAGATAATATTTTAGGTGGCATTAATGTTATAAGTAAAAATAAAAACTCAAGATTTAATAGAGTTATTGTTAATTATATTGAGCCGACTAAGAACTACCAATCTGATTCAGCACAATTTCCACCAGTTGGAGATGCAGAATTGCCTACAGCAGACCAATTTGAAACAATGAAAGCCGAAGATGGCGATTTATTATTAGAGGGTCGCTTTGATTTTTCTATGATGACAAGTGGTTTCCAAGCCGAAGAAATGGCTGAAATAATATTAAGACGTTCTAGGTCAAGTTTAAATGTTTCTTTTGTGGCTGATGCTACAGCTTTAGATTTATCAATAGGCGATATAGTTAATATTACTCATGCTACTCCTGGATTTTCTGCAAAACCTTTTAGAGTGCAGGGTATGTCTTTAAATGCAGACCAAAGCATAAGTTTACAATGTTCTGAGCATCAAGATGATTATTATACTTTTGGCACAAAGCAAACACCAGATGAAGTAGTTGATACAAACTTACCTAATCCATTTTTAGTTCAAGCACCAGTTTTAGAAGTATCAGATGAGTTAAGAGCTTTAAATGAAGAAGCTATTAGTGTTTTATTAGTTGATGTACAGGCTACAGATTCATTCATAGTAGATTTTGAGGTGCAAGCCAAGAAAAGCACAGATACAGCTTTTATAAATTTAGGTAGAGGTGCTAGTTCTAAGTTTGAACTTGCTAACGTAGAAGATAATGCTGTTTATGATGTTAGAGCAAGGTCAGTATCATCTATTAGTAGGTCTGTATTTATATCAGCACAGCACCAAGTAGTAGGTAAAACTGCTCCACCTGCCGATGTTACAAACTTTCAAGTTAATATTATAGATACAGAAGCTCATTTAAGTTGGACACCAGTACCAGATTTAGATTTATCACATTACATAATTAGACATAGCCCTTTAACTAGTGGTGCTATATTCTCAAATGCAATAACCTTAATTGATAAGGTATCAAGACCTGCAAATACTATTACAGTTCCTGCAATGACTGGTACATATTTTATAAGGTCAGTTGATAAAATTGGCTTAAAATCACTCAATGCTACAAGTAATGTTACATTAATTAATAATGTAAAAAACCTAAACTTTGTTGCAAGCTCTATACAAGACCCTACTTTTACAGGTGCAAAAACAGATGTTGTTGTAGTTGATGATGCTTTAATACTTGAAACAGCCTTATTTGATAGTCTTTCTGGAGATTTTGATGATGCTTTAGGAAACTTTGATGGTGGTGGTGGTACAGTTTTATCAAGTGGCACATATGACTTTGACACATATATAGATACTGGTGGTGTTTATAGTAGTAGAATAACAGCTACAGTAAATATGGAAAGACAGGACTATGTAAACCTTTTTGACGATGCACAGGGCTTATTTGATGCTAGAGAGGGTTTATTTGATGGAGCTAATGATACCTTTGGTGATGTAAATGTACAGCTACAGATAGCTAAAACCAACGGAGACCCTGCAACTGCTGATTATAGTCCATTTCAAAAATTTAATGTAGGAGATTATACTGGTAGGGGTTTTAAATTTAGGGCTGTTTTATTAAGTGAAGATGTAGAAGCAACTCCTAAAGTTACTGGTCTTTCAGTACAAGTAGATATGCCAGAAAGGGTATATTCAGAAAAAGATATTGCTAGTGGAACTGATAC